AGCGATTGCTTCATCTTTATCTGATCCAATACCAAAGTGTGCTTTCCAAGTCTGTGGTCTAATAACTGCATAATCTTTAGTAAGCCAATGCTGTTTAATTAAGGCTCTAAGCTCTCCATATCTCTCTGCGGTTTTATAGTTATTTTGCCCCATTGGATAAAAAGCTTTTTCTAAGATTGTTAAAGTTGGTTGTTCAATCCTCATCAAGTTAGCAATATAGTTAGTGTGAATTTCTGCTTCTGTTTTATAGAAATCTTCTCCTGTTTCCTTTCTATGTTGCTTTTGTTTTTTAGTTAATTTACTAACTTTAATTTTCGTTTTTGTTGGCACTTGAATTAAAGGCATTGGATAAAGTTGAAACTCTCCTTTGTCTACATCAAAGAAACATAAACCCCCTTTAACCCCTGGATCAATTCCTAGTATTTTCATTAGTATTTCATTCGCCTTTTGTTTGTTTTATATTTGATAAGTTTAAGTTTCTGTTTTAAGGTTTGCCTATGCAACCTTTTCCTTTTCGTAAATGATTTTTCTATATATTTCAAAACTTTCTCCTTTTCAATTCTCACACACTATCTTTATAAGAAAAAGAAGGGAGCGACAAACCTTTCACTGATACAATTGGAAGTCCAAATGTAGCTAAATATCCGTGCTTATCAATGCTCCTAACTGTTCTAATAGCACGCCTTAAATCTGCATATTCCTTGGCTTTTCTTGCTCTAATTCTAATTTTTCCTCCTTGTTTCCCTATGCTTAATCCAGCAACCTTCGTAAGTTTCAATTCGATATCTTCTAAATGTTTTTCTACAGCTTCCGCTAATCTTAGAAAGCAATTGTAATCACCTTCAACAAAATCTTTATGACCTGCGGATAAAACAAGCTTTAAATTTTCTAATTCCTCTAGTAATATTTTTTTAATCATTTACTCACCTTCTTTAACTCATAAGTCGAACCCAAAACCCCAAAGGTTATCGGCTTCATGTTAAATAAACTTATATCTACATTTTTACTTGCTGCTGTTGAAATAACTTCTTTAACTGTTTTTTCTAAAGCTCCTGCTAAAGCATCTGAATATAGCTGCGCTTGATCTTCTCTACTTAACATCCTTCATCCTCCATTAATCTTAATATCCCCATGCTTAGCGTTTTAGGGATATCTCCCAGTCTTATAAAGTTCGGCTTCTGCTTTCCTTCTAATAGTTAAACCCTCTAAAGGTTCAAGCTCTCCACTCTCTGGATTCCTTGCTTTATTCCATCTTAAAAATTCTTCTGCGACTACATCTTTATGGAATGATCCATTTAACTTCCTAAGTAATGTAGACTTTGCAAAAGCTTCTGCCCCAATGTTATAAACAAAACTTACAAGTGCATCAAACTCATGTTGCTTTAATGGTTTCTTAACGTAATCATTAACTACTGGTACAAAGTGTTGTCTAAGCTTACTTATTAAGAGTTTCTCTGCATACTCTTCACCAATGTTTTGATCGGATAAAGTAACTTGCTTTCCATTTGGATAAGTTGTTGTTCCATATCCAATAGTCCAAACCCCTGCTGAACATCTATAAGGGTGCTTTCTAAAACCTTCAAAGTGCTTAATCATTTCTACTAACTGTGGGCTTACTTCATGCCCTTTACTTGCAGGTTCATCATCTAACATATTAAGTAGTGCATCTCCAAGCCATCCAAATATCTTCTTAAACATTTATATCTCCTTATTTAACTATAAAGTCTTGTTCTGTTACTAACTCATTACTTTGCTTTAAAACTTTAAGTGTCTGCTTAGAAGAAAGTAATAGTTCAAAACCATTATTTCTTGCTTTTTTGTCGAACTTTACCTGATCTCCCTTGATGGACACTCTGCCAAGTAACTTTGGCTTTGTTAGACCTGAAACATCTTCTGGGTTTGGTAAATTGTTTTTACTTGATTGTGGCACTGCATAAATTTTATAAGTATCCTTTGTTCTTGGTAAAGTTATAAACCCTAAATCTTGTACAAGATAGCCGACTGCTGTTACATAACCATCTCTAGTTTCTTTGAAATCTCCATTAATAACTGCTGGAATTTTCTGGTCTTTTGATACAAAAAGTAAGTCTGCACCATTGTACCTAAATAGATTATCAGAGTAGATAACATGGAAATCTCTTTCTTTAAATGCTTGAACATTAAAGTAAAATAAATCTGAGTAGTTTGGTCTAAGGTCGTATGTCGTTGGTCTTGCTCCATAAGACATCATCTGATCCGCTCCAAGGATTTGATCTTTAAAGTTGGCATCTTGATTAACCAACCAAAGATTTTTCTTATTCTTTCTCTTTTTAAGAATGTAAGTAGTCTTTGGACTTTCGTGCGCTAAGCCTAAGAAATGTCCTATTTCATGGATTAGTGTACCCTTATTCTCTGGAGTAACAATAATTGGTGCAGTTGCGAATAAAGTGTTATTGACCTGTCTATACCACGACCCAGTCGAAAAATAACCACCGCAATTACAGTAAGAAAAATCTTCATCATTAAAATTTACAAATCTTAAAACTCCACTTTGCCTAGTGTCAGTTGAATTTAAAGACTTAATTGTAAATTCAGGCTCATCTAAATATAAACCAATCTGTTCTTTGATTAACTCTTGAAACTCTGTAGAGTAAGTAGAGTCAATTTCTACTTTAGTTATTGTTGGGTCTCCCCTATAGAAATACTCTCCACGATTTGAGTAAAGTAAGTTTTCTGCTTTTGCAGTTGTGGTCATCATAACCATAACTAATAGTAATAATATTCTAATCATCTTTTTCCTCTATTAAATCACTCGGTTTAAGCTTAGATAAATAACGATTCAAGTAAAAATCATTAATCGCCATATTGATAAGCTTATTCTTTGTTAGCCTTTCTACCTTATTTTTTTTTGACTCAAGAGCAAGCATGTGTTCAATTTGTATATGCTGCTCCCTCGTCAATCTAATACTTGTGTTTTCCATTAGTTGATTCCGTATTTTTTATTAAACTCTTCGAAAGTGTATTTTGATTGTAGTGCTTCTTCTTTGTATATTTCAGCCAATATACTGTTAATTTTATCTATAAAAGTACTTGCTACCTCTTCTGCTATTTCTCCTGGATCCATATTTTTCTCTTTTCAGTTACATTGTACCACAAAGTAATACTTTATAATTTATTCTTTCGATATTTTTCTTTAGCTTTTGCAAGTATTTCTTCACGCTTAGCGTAATATCTAGCAAGCTGTGGGTAGTATTTTACATCTGTCTTCCTTCCAAATTTAACCAATTTATTAATATATCTTACAAATTGGAATAATTGATTTACTGGTATCATTTTTTCTCCTTTTTTTTACAGCTGTACAGCTGTAACTATTTTCTCTATTTCTTGATCTGTAAATTCTATTTCATTTAAAAGTTCTTCTTTTGTCATACCAAGGTAATCACAAACCTTATTAATGATTGAAGAAGTTACAAGTAAATCTAAACGAACTTTCTTTTCAATTGCTTTATCTAAAATCTCAGTCTTGTTTGTCATAAAATTTTGTTGCTCCTTTATCAAACGCTAGTCCGACTGTACCAGTTCTACCTCCTCTGTTCTTGGCGATTATAATATCTGTATCAATAACCAATCTATTTTCTTCTTTATCTTCTTCCTCATTCGGGTGATGGATAAACCATACTTGGTTAGCGTCTTGCTCTATTGACCCTGAACCTCTAAGGCTTGCAAGATTTGGCACTTTAGTTGCAGTGTCTTCTACCTTTCTATTTAATTGAGCTAGAGCGAATATGACAATATTGTATTTAATGGCAATCTGTTTAAGTGTCTTGGTGATCTCAGATAACGCTTGATACTCTGTCTGGTTAGCGGAACTATAAGGCATGATGCCAATGTAATCAACAAAGATACATTTAAGGTTAGGGTTCTTCATTTTTTCATGTTTAATAATTTGATGAAGTCTATAGATATTAATATCTGCTGAATCACAAACCTTTATATTTCTCCTTGCAAGTTCACTTTTCCCTGAATTGAGTAAATCAATAGAGTGCTTAGACGTTAAACCTTTAGCTCTAGCTCTTCCTAAGTTTTGCCCTGTTGTACCTGCTAGAAGGTTAGTTGTAACTTCTGTATTTGTCATTTCAATGGAGAATAAAACGCAGTCATACATTTTAGACATTCGGTTTAGCAGGGATAAAGCTAAAGAAGATTTCCCCTTAGAAGGTCTAGCTGCTATAACAATTAATGAACCAAGAGCTATTCCTAAAACATACTCATCAATAGTTGGAAATCCAGTTTGTAAATACTGCTCTCTTGTCTCTTCTGGCTTTGTAAGGTTATTGTAAACCTGATCGACAATTTCACTTACATGGATTAATCCTATCGACTTCCTTTGGGTTAAAGTATTTTCCATCTCTTCAAATGCTCCTTGTATTTTATCTATGTTATTTAATTCACTAATCTTGTTTGCAATCTTTTTGACTCTTTCGACTCTATAGTGATCTAAGAGTTTATCTTTGTAATACTTCCAATCGGAATCAATAGAGTAATCTTTAAGGGATTTAATGTAATCTTTTAGGTGGGGTAAGTTTTTAGTCTGCACTAAGAGAGTACCCCTAGTCGCTTTCCTGTCTTCTTGTATTAACCCTTCTGCAATATCAAGGACATCATTAAACATTGAATTTGGGAATATAGGGTTATCCGCTCTTTCACATAGAAGCTCAATTAAATAATGTTCATTCTTAATCGCAAGAGAGAGTATCTCTTGTTCTAAATCTTGTACTGTGTGTTTCATTTTTTACTCCAAAAAGTTCATCTCTGCATCACTAATATTTCTAGGGGTGGCGTTTACTTTCTTTTCCTCTGCCTTAAATTTTTCTTGCCTGTTCGCTACTACCTGCCATTTGTCGATATTTTTAGCACAATAAATTGAATTTAAAGAAAACCTCTCTGGAGCATTCCAAAAACTATCTTTAGCCGCAATATCTGCAAACTGTTTACATTTTTCTAAACCAAAATCTTTTATACATTTGTTTAAATTTATACATAAACCTTGAGATAGTTTAACTTTCCCAACGTATTGCTCTGTATACTCTAAGAGTTTCTGCAAATCTCCACTTGGTTTCTTTGGTGGGGTAAGTTTTTTCTCTTTCTTTATGCTAGGTTCTTGCTTGACAATTTGACTTTCTGGTAATACCGTTTTACCAATTGGACTTGCAAAATCTCGATTTAAGTAAAACTTTTTCTTCCTATCTTTTGATCTAAACTGAATAACCAACTGCGAAACAGTTAAAGAACCTAAAGCTTTACCTACATAATCCCTGTCTGAATATGCCGCAAGTTCAGTTATTTCATCAATACCCAAAGCACTACCTCTATCATAAACCCCTGCCCTAAGTAAAGCACCTATTACAGTCCTGTGCGTTGTATTTACATAAGGGCTTGCTATGTAATTAATTATTTCCATTGTCATGGCTACTGCTTTTCCTCCTTTAAAAGAATATACATTTTGGACTCGCTCCATAAATATACTATATCACATATCAGGAATAAATATCCTAGTAGGGTTATTAATCTGGGTCGTCCTAGTAGGAGGTATATAAAATCTCTTAAAACCCATACTTGACAAGACTATCAAAGCTTGATATAGTTGAAATTAAACTGGATAAAATATATTTAATGTTTAACTGTTTTAAAATCTTTTAAAAATGTAAAATTAATATATGAAAACTTTTAAACCAGAAACAGTTTCAATAAAGTTTAATCCAAATAAATATAATAAAGGGAAAGCGATTGAAGTTTTAGAAGAATTAATTTACATTGATTCTAATAAAACAAAATGGATTGTTCCTAAAGGGTACAAATCAGATGGGAGTTCTACCCCGAAATGGGCTCAGGGTT